ATGTCTAATTCAATGAATGCAGATGCTTTTTATCTGCCAAACCCAACGCCTAAAACCCTCAAATTGATTGAGGATTTAAAACAAGCCGAGTCGATGATCCTGCAATTGCACCAAGACCAAAAAGGAATGATTGAAGACATCAAAGGCCTTCAGCAAGAGTTGGACGAGTCTAAAGCCCTTATGAATAAATACAGACTCCAACGTTTTGCATTATCGGTTCAATTAGCGACAGTGGGGGGCTTATAATGCACGAACTCCCAAGACATCGCCAGTGGATGATTAAGTCTCAAGTTCGAGATGACTTGAAACGGTGGAAAACGGTCTTAGATGGACACTCCGACTATCCGAACTTTTGCCATCCGCTGCCTGAATTGAGCGAAGAAGAAAAAGCCTTTTATTATGCGACGCTTGCTAGTCTGCGTCCGCCTAAGCTTTTTGTTCCAACACTACCGTTAAAAGAAAGCAGAGACGCAAACCATTAAGGTATGCGTCTCTTGGGGAGCATGAAAGGAGAGAATCATGCCGAAAGCCTACATGCCATTTTACACAGGGGATTACCTCAAAGACACTCGCCACCGCCTCACCACGTGGCAACACGGAGCCTATATGCTACTACTCGTCGACCAGTGGGACACAGAGTCCCCCATTGATTTCAAACGTGCCTGTAAGATCGTCGAAGCCTACACAAAGAAGCAGAAAGAAGATGTTTTATTTATTCTGACATCATTTTTTAAGCCTGTTCAACAATCGGGGGAGCCTGTTCAAAACTTTAATCTTTTTGATTTAAACGTCAAATGTTCGTCAAATGTTGATCAAATTAATGAAAAATGTTCAGAAAATAATTCTAAAAAACTTTTGAACACCCTCGATTTATTTTGGGAAAACACACGTTTAAAAAAAGAACTTGACAAGTACCGAGACAAAGAAGCTAAGCGGATTAAGGCTGGTTCAAAGGGGGGTAAAAAGCGAGCGGAAAACGCAAGCACTGCTTCAAGTGATGCTCAAGCAATGCTTGAAGTGACGCTTAAGCAATCAGAATCAGAATCAGAATCATTTAAAAAAAGTTCACAAAAAAAGAAAAACCCACCAGTGGCATCAAGCGAACTTTTTTTCAAAGAGCAGGGCAAGCCTGCTCGGGCGACGGACTTGCTCAAAGAATTGAGCGAAGAAGGGCAGAAGACGTTTTTTCTTCAGGCAAACGAGTATTTGGGCAGGGCTTGCAAAGGGAAAGCCGTGGATTTGGGGGAGTTTGGGAACACGCTTGCCAAAATCACGATATGGCAAGCCAAAGGCGTGAATCACGCCGATTACGTCCATTTCGACGAGCGACAAGTCCGATCCGATTGCTTGAAGCGAGCGGTTGACGGCTTGTTCAAGAAAGATTTGGGAAGCGTCCGATCGCTCAAAGCCTTTTTGCTTGGAGCCTTCAGGCAAAACTGGAAGGAGTGGCTTCCCCCTGAAAACAAGGCACAACGCAAGTAAAGGGTTGAAAACATGAGCGAGAAAAACTACTTTAAGCCGACAACGAAAGAAGTTAAAAAAGCAATCAAGCCAAGCGAAAGAAAGAAAAATACCATGCCAGCAACAATCGGAACAGCTAAGCCATTAAAGCCCCTAAATCTACCTGCGGTTAAGCTTAGCAAAGCCAACATTCAAGAGGCTTTAGACTACTTTAAGGAGCATCCTGAAGAGGCTCCCAAAACTCGTCAGCTAATGCAATCCGTCGTGAGAGCCAAGGCGTATGCCTTTGCACGCCGTGATCAATCGATGGAGGTGAGTCCAAGTGAGTGATATTTTTGAAAAGCTTGAGCTGACTGGGGAGCTAGCTGGTATTGCCGAAATGGTTGGCAAGCAAAGGGCGTATGCTCTTGCCAAGGAGTTTTCAGACTTGCGAAAGATTTACTTTCCCAAGAAAAAGAAGGGGAAGGCTTACGACCGCTTGGTTAAAATACTAGGAGCAGAACTGGCAAACAGCTTATGCGAATTATACGCCTCTGAACTGGTTGACATCAGCCAGCAGAAGCGAGTAGAGATGATAATCAAGCGACACAATGTGGGCATCTTGGCTTTACTGGGCTACTCTGATGCGTCTATTGCTCATCAAATGAAGATCACCCCTCGCCGTGTGAAAGAGATCTTGAAGGATTTGTCACTGGGGCAATTGAATCTCTTTGAGAATCAAAAGGTACTCCCTAGCCCTTTTTCCTGCGGGTCTGCTGAACCCCGAAATGTGGCTATGCGTGGTGATTTTTCGGGGACTTCGCTTCGGTGAGGGGTGGGAAGTTGCGAAAACGCTAGGAATGGAAAGGTTTTAGAGGTTTAGCGAAAGGTTTTAAAATGGAAGATGTGACCGATTTGTACGGTTTGGAAAATCAGGAAGAAGCGAGCCAGTTGAAGCTTGAAGGTGTGCCGTCTTCAGAACTGAAGGGGTTTACGGTGGATGCCTTGGCACGGATCTTTGCGTGTACGACGAGGAACGTTCAGGAATCCGCTGAAAAAGGCGTGATTACACGCCTTAGCACGGGGCTTTATGCCAGTACGAGCGTCACTGACTACATTGTGTGGATGCGTGGGAAGATGACAGGCAAAGCCAACCCTGTGGCGGAAGACTACAAAACCCGTGACATCAAAGCGACGGCGGAAATGAAGGAGCTGAAAGTCGCCAAACAGCGTGGGGAACTTCACCATGAGAGACATCTCAATAAGTTTCTTTCCACAGTGATTAAGACTGCCGTCGGGCGTTTGAGAGCCTTACCCTTCACGAAAGCCCCCTTGTGGTTCAGGTGCAAAAGTGAAGCAGAACTTTGCGAAAAAGCCATTCAAGCCATTGATGAAGCCTTACAAGAAATTACTAACCTAGATTTGAAAAAGGAAATGACCTATGACTTTAACGACGAACTGGGCGGAAATACCGAATCACACGATGCAGTTCTTTCAGAAGATGATGAGTCAATTTTTACCCCCTTTGACGATGAACTTGAGTGATTGGACGGAGCAGAACATCAAGTTGCCCACCAATACGTCTTTGTCGGGGCGGTGGAGTCGTGAGACGGCTCCTTATCAAGCTCCCATACTAGATGCGATTTCAGACATTAAGGTGAGACGGATTGCCGTGATGTCAGGCTCACAAATCGGTAAAACACTCATTCAGCAATGTGCGGTCGGCTACTACATGAAAGAACGCCCACGACCTATCTTGTTTATTCAACCCAATATCGGGCTTTGCAAAGAGTTTGTGAAAAATAAAATGCGTCCTTTTATTGAAGGGAATGAAGGCTTACTCGCCTTGACAGGAACCTTGAGAGGCACTCAAACTGAAAATTCACTTACTCATATTCAGTTTCCTAGTGGATTTTTAAAGATGGCAGGGACGCAAGCCAGTGGTGATTTAGCCATGAATAGTGTTGGCTTGCTTTTAATGGATGAATGTGACCGATATGCTTTGGATGTGGACGGCGAAGGTGACCCGATGCTCTTGGCTCGTCAACGTGGAAATAGTTACTGGGATTTTAAGGAGGTCAATACCAGTACTCCCACAGATGCCACGACCAGTCGCATTAAGGCAGAATACCTGCTAGGGAGCCAAGAACTATGGATGACCCCTTGCCCGAGTTGTGGCGAGTCGAGCGTCTTTGAGTTTGACCGTTTTGATTGTGACACCTATCAAATGGCGTGTCCTGCCTGTGGCTCCTTTCACGATGAGTACGACTGGAAGGCGATGGGGGGCGAGTTTGTGGCTCAAAACCCCGAAGTCACCGATATTCGTAGTTTTCATGTTCCGGGTTTTCTCAGCCCTTTTATAAGTTGGAAAGATATATCGGTTACTTTTCACGAGGCAATGACTAGAGGCATTCAAGGACAAAAAACTTTTCAAAACACGACGCTAGGCTTGCCGTGGTCGGACGTGGGCGAATCGGTGGAACCCGAAGGGCTTATGAAGCGTTTAGAAGTCTACACGGCGGACGTACCGAAGGGCGTGTTGATTTTAACCGCAGGCGTGGATGTGCAGAAAGACCGTTTGGAATACGAGGTCATCGGTTGGGGCATGGGCTACGAAAGCTGGTCGGTGGATTGGGGTGTGATTTATGGAAACCCCTTGCATCAAGAAACGTGGCAAGCCTTGGATGAGATCCTTACTAAGCGTTACACGCATGACAGCGGTTTGAAAATGACGATTGCTCGTGCCTTTATCGATTCAGGATTCTTACCTCGTGCCGTGTATGACTTTGTGGCGAAAAAAGGGGCAAGTTCGGGTGTTTCTGCTTCTAAAGGGCGTGGTGGTTCTTACCCATTGGTGGAAAAACCTCAACAGAAGAAGCGTAGCGATCGTGAACAGCGAACCGTCCCCCTTTACATGATCGGTGTGGATGAAGCCAAGATGCACGTTTATAGCTACTTGACCATGGATGAAGTCGGGGCTGGCTACTGCCACTTTAAAGACGGCATGAATAACGAGAACTATTTCGCCCAATTGACCGCTGAAAAGCGTGTAAAGAAGGACACCAAGGCAGGCATTCGCTATGAATGGGTCAATCAAGGGGGCAAGCGGAACGAAGCGTTGGATTTAAGGGTCTATGCTCTCGCTGCGTGTCATAACTTGGATCCCAACTGGCATAGAATCGCCCGTAAATTGGAATCTAAAATCAATAGGATATCTCAAGAAAAAAGAGAAATACAGGAAAGTATTGCAGGAATTTCGGACGATGCAGGAAAAGAGGAATACAGGAACGTATTGAAGAAATTAGAGGAAATGACTGCAGAAAATTCAAAAGAAAACTTACGAAAAATGCCCAAGAAAGAGGAGGTAATTTTAGATAAAGTAGAAATTAAGAAAAAGAAGCGGTCACGCCGCTTGACGTATGGAGGTCGTTAATATGGCAAGGACGTATCACAAAGACCCCCCTTGCTTTGAAGTGCAAGCCCCTTTGGGTGGTTCTCACTTTGCCCAGTCCCCTCGTGGGTTGGTGGGTGTTTTGAATAAGTATGGTTGGACGTTGTCGCCTGAAATGTGGGAGCGTGTGAACGCTCATTACAAGCAGTGTGCAGGCACGAATGTTTTGTTTGTTATAGGTAAGTCGGATTTGATTGAGAATCCGTTGTTAATGGAAAATAAGGAGGAATCACTATGATTTCACACGCTTTGAATGTGGTGGATTTGTTGGAGCGTCAAACCGATCACGGCTTGACCACAGGCATCCCGATGAGTGAGTTGCAATTGATCAATGAAGATTTGGCGACTTTGATTCAGAACTTAGTCAAGCTAGGGGGTTCAGGCTCCTTGACCGTTAAGTTTAACTTTAAGGCGGACAGCCGTGACAGCGTCATGGTGAGCGTCGCAAGATCGATCAAGTCCCCTAAGCCTAAGCTAGGCTCTCAACCCTTGTACATGAGTCAGCACGGCAATCTGTATGATGAACATCCGAATCAGCAGAAGTTGGACTTGCAAGAGGTGCAAAACGTCCGACAAATTATTTAGATGTTCCCTAATTTAAATGTTCCCGTTGTTATTGTTATTTTTTAAGAAAGACCTATTTTATGAACATGATTGATTCCTTATTGGAAAAGTTGACCCCGAAAATGCCTGAAGTGATCACGATTGACAAGACACGTCACTTTTTACTTGAGAAAGACGACGAGTCCTTTGAGTACAAAGAAGTGGCTCCTGATGCCCCCACGCCTAACCCACAGGTGCGGAACGTCAGCACGATTGAATCGCTTAAAGACATCATCAAACACTTGATTGCGAATAGCGAAGAAGAGGCTCATAAGCTTTTTGAAATCGCCTTAGATGATGAAGGGGCGACTTTCTACCCTGACTTTACGCATGGAAATCGCCACAAGTTCGTGCGTTATGAACGTTGCAAAAGTCAACAATGGGTGACCTTGCTTGATTTATTGGACGAAAAGCCACTGGCTCACGCTCAATTTATTAAGAAGTTGCGTACGCTCCGCCCCAGTATCGAAGGGTTTAATGACTTCTACCGTCAGTGGTCAACAATCACCATTTCAGACGACAATGCCTTTGTCTCGGCTCCTGACATCACCCAAGATGGATCAGGTGCTGCTTCCGCCAGCATGAAGGTGAAAATCAAAAACACCAATGCTGAATCGGATGTGAACTTGCCATTTTCCTTTGATTTGACCATGCCTTTGGTGCGTGGAAGCGAAGAAACCTACTCGTTTGAAGCGGTGATTGATGCGACAGGTGTTGCGAACAATCAAGGGTCTCGTGATTGGAAGTTTTCCGTCTCTATTCCTGAATTGAACATCACCAAAGACCTGTTGCTTCAAGATGAAGCGGATTACATCACGGAACAGTTTATCGAAAAGCCTCTGTTGATTGTGAAGAACTACACCGCTAAGAGCTAGTTACAGTATATAAAGCCCCTCCCCTTTCTTGGGGAGGGTTTGGAGGTAAATAGTGGAAGTATTTGTGCAGTGTATTTGTATACTTTTCGCCCTAGTTGGGATGTTTGTCTTCCACAGCCTAAGTATAGAGCAGTACAAGGAAGGACTCTACGGATTGGCTGTTTTTAATTCGGGGGTTTCCCTACTTTTACTGTTGAATTGGTTTGCAAATACACTTCAACTATTTAAGCAACTTGGTTGGATTTCATACTAGAAAGCAGGTGAAGCATGAAGAATCTTAAGCATAATTTTTTTAAAGAGAAAACGTCCGTCGATTTTTCAAAAACCTACAATACAATTGGGAAATCAAGAGATAAAGGCTTGCCTGTGTATTTGCAAAATATCTCAAATCCTGATGTAACTCTTAAGGTCGTTGTAAGACGCTTATCTGCAATGGATGTTAATGAAGAGAGGTTATTTTTTGCTGATATTTCAGGGGATGTGGAGGTATTTGAGGGTTCAGCCCTTATTGAAGAATTACCAGCCCATATTTTCAGGCTGATTTTAAGTCAGTGGAAGCTGAAGCCTTACCAAAAGCAAGCAGGTGAAGCATGATGAAAGAGTTTTTTTGGTTGACGTTCGACGATGGCTCGCACATCAAGGCATACGCCACGTATGCTGAATTTGGCACTTTTGAAAGAGAAAGTTGGGTCAAGCTAGACGGAACCCCTGTTGATAAAAACATCTATGGTGTTCAGCGTGGCGGTTGGCAGGGAAAAGAAATACCCTATGAGCCATTTGATATGAATGAGAAAGAGAGATTGACGCATGATTAAGAAGCTTTTAACGATTCTCCTATTTCTTAAGTGCCTCGATTTATTACTGGATTGCATCCACTCTTTCAAAAGCCTAGACGACTCTAAAAAAGAACTCGCAGGGGGCGGTGGATTCTTTCAAGAACAAATATATGGAGAAGATGACGCATGATGAAAGACGATGCAAGCTACCAAGACGCTTTAAGTAAAATCTACGACTTAATGCAACTTGAAACCCTTTCAGACAAACAGGGGAAGACCCTAGACAAGCTAGCTAAGGATGTGGAGCTTTACGAGGCTTATGATGAGTTAAAACGCCTTAGAGAGTCCCTTAAAAGTGCAGAGGAAGACATCCAAACGGTTGAAGCACTGGAGGGAGGATCAGAGGTTAGGAAAAATTACTTGTTGTGGGAAGCAAGAAAACGACGCACTTCTATTCTTCGCCAGTTCGGACTGGCACACTGTGAATTAGCAGAAATCAAGAAAGCAGGTGAATAATGACTAAAGCCAAAAGACCTTGTACACTCCCTGAAGGGTGGACACCTGAAGCAGTTGATGTATCGAATGATAACTCACATCCGCTTTATTTGAAAGTATTGAAACGGCAAGACACACGGGGTTATCCTGTTAATACGAATTGCTTTATAGCGGTTTGTTGTAATCACTACAAAACAGGTGGTGATCAGATTATCGCCCATAAAGAACTCCCCATGCTTACTAGTGATTTTGATGACAACGTCCGCATTGGCGAGGCTTTTAAAGAAGCCATGGAGGCAATGTACGAAGCTCGGCATCCTTGGCTAGACTTTGCTCATGCCCTTGAGCTAAATCTTGAAGAAGAAATTGAAAGATGTGGTTATTTTTTAGTTATGGCTCAACGGGGTGATTCCAAACCGACACATCATCTAGTAAATGCAGACCACGGGCATATTGAAATGTTCTGTGGAGATGTTGCGGATTCCCTAGATTGGCACGAAGACCTTAGTATTTTAGCCTTCAAGCCTTTCAATCCTAGTGATTTTAGTTTGTTTGAATCTGTTAAAGTTTGGGAGGGTGACGCATGATAGCCCTCAATTTTAAAGAGCAATTTGCGGATGCCGTCGCTACAGGCAAGAAGACGCAGACGATACGGCGGACGAACCGCTTTAAGGTGGGGGATACCCTCCAGCTCTACACAGGGCAACGTACAAAGGCGTGTCGTCAATTGGGTGAAGCCGTTGTGAAAAAAGTCTCGCAGATTCTTATTTTTGAAAATCACATCAGGACGTATTCCCCCACTAAAGGAGACTGCCTTAAAATGGTCGCCTCTGCCAATTATGAGACACTCAATAAGTTGGCTAAAAAAGACGGCTTCAAAGACTTTGAAGAGATGAAGGCATTCTTTGTGGCTCAATATGGCGACTTGCCGTTTGAGGGGTATCTGATTGAGTGGAAACTACAGAAAGAAGGTGAGTGATGGAAATGTTGCGTATGATCATTCGTGTGACCCTCAAGCTTTTTCTTGTTTTGCTTTGGGTGTTTATCCAATTGGCCATTCTGCCCTTTGCTCTAATCGTAGGCATATTGAAATATGGGCTACCAAAGGCTGAAAAAACTTTTGATGATTTTATTCGTGATGTAAGCAAGAAAGAAGGTGACTAATGAAGATTGCAAAAGTCAAACAAACATTTAAGATTAAAAGAAACGGTCTTTTTCAATTTAAAGATCTATACGAGTTGGAATTAAATGATCGTACCTTGTATTCAAATGCAATTATTGCAGTCAATAAAAGATTCGTCGATATAACGGGTTCCACTGTTAAGAATAAGGTTACTCTAAAGACAAAGCCTTTAATTTTAGATTTTGAAAATTTGGATTGTACCCAATTTTCCAAACTTGAAAAAACCGAAGAGACTCACAAGGATTTTGTAAAAGTAAAAATTGGCAAAATTGAATCTTATATTGCTTCTTATGTTTTTAATGAGTTTACCAATAAGTCCTTGGTAGAGTTTACTTTTTGGCAAAAAAGCAGATTAAAACCTATTTATTTTGCTTTTAATGGCGAAGTCGTTGGGTTTTTTATGCCGTGCCTGATTTCCCAAAAGTTTTTAAAAGAAATTGAACTCAAAAAAGCAGAGGGAGCCTAAGCCCTATGGAGCTGACTATTTCAGATCTAAAAGAACTGTTGAATCGCCATGGCGACGGAACGGTTGGCATTAACGGCAACCTGTTCCACTTCCAAGCCTTGCTGGATAAGCAAAAGGAAGAAGTCTCCATTCGTTTGGTGAGAAATATCGCCAGCCCCCCTCGGACTTTGGGGTTTTTTACCGAAAAATTGATAGAGTACGAAGACTTACCGATCCGCTTAGAAAAAGGCTCTAAAGTTCAAGCGGTTTATTTCGACGAAAAAATGAGCCTCTACCACTTGGCGGACACGCTTAATGGAGGCTTGACCCTGTTATGGATGCTTTCAGAAAATCCATGCCCCAGCAAGCTAGACGACTTAAGGGCGAGTGAGTTAGAAGTCTTGAAGCTTGTCGCCAAAGGGCATGACAAAAAGAGCGTTGCTGAAATGCTGGTGTTGAGTCCTAAAACGATTAACACCCACTTAACCCACATCTACAAAAAAATAGGTGTAAACGACCGCACCCAAGCCTGCCTTTATGCGATCAAATACGGTTTGGTTGGGATTGAAGAAATTGATCTTGAATCTGCTATTTAAACAAAGCGTTTTTTGCGGACGTCCGCAAAAAAAGACTTGATGTTATAATTTAGAAAAAAGGAGAGTACGATGCCTAACGAAACTCACTGTTATTTTGATAAAATTATTGAGATGTTAGACCACTTACCCACTCATCAAGAGTACGTTAGAATTTATAATGAATTGATGGGGCAAGATTTTAAAAAGAGAGAACGAAATGGAGAGCCTTTTTTACATGAAGGCATTCCATCTTTAGACGTTTTCAATTCACGAATTAAACACATTGAGAATCAACGTATATCGGATTTCCTAAAAGAACATTTTAATTATGGGGGAAATCCTGAATCTTTTGAGTTTGAGTGGATTCCGTCTGCATCCTGCTTTGCGAAGCATATTTTAAAAGATATAAAAGGTGGTCTTATCATAAACAGCTTGTGCTACTTACTTAAGCATGATCAATACAGGCAATACACTTGCAAAAGAGGTGATGACGAGTTTTTAGAGGTTTTTTTAGAGCGACAAGCTAGAGCAAAGGAAGCCTTTTTTAATATGCTCTCGTCTTATAATCAGTATCAAAGTTTCACCATAATGCGAAAGTGCCTTGATGCTTTTGTAAAGAAATACCCGAGACCCACTAGAACATGGTATCCATACAGAGAAAATAGAAAAGATTGCGTTACGCCAGAAGAGTATATTACCCTTCTACAAAAAGGAGATAAAGATTCCTCTCTTGAATGGCAGAGTTTTGTAGATCGTGAGTTGGAACAATTGGTTTACGTCTCTAATGGGTACAAAAAATAGAAAGGTGAATTATGAATACACTTGATGCAGTTTATTTCTGCAATTTAATAAAATCTTGACGGTTTCTGCCCAAGAAATAAGATGCACTACCTTCTATACTGGTGGTTGGAAGGGAATGTTTTATGTCCAAAATGCGAGCGATTCTTGAAGTAGAAGCCAATGCCAGCGGTCTTGAAAAGGGCTTAAAGACGGCTCAAAATGCGTTGAACGCCACGTCCAAAGGCGTGGATTCGCTGAATAAGCAGTTTAAAGCTGCCGACAGTGCTGCTAAAACCCTTGGAGGCTTTAACAAAACCAAGAATAACTTGGTCGCTCTTCAAAAAGGCATCGGCACCACCAAGACCAAGCTTAAAGAGTTTCAGACGGTTTTGAAGAATTCAGGCAGTTTAGATGCCACCGCCACAAGCCAAATGGAACATTATACGAGGCTTTTGAAAACCCAAGAACGCCAGCATAAGGTCTTAGGAAACTCCATGCGTCATTATAAGGCTTCACTGAAGTCGCAAGGGCTTTACACGAAAGATGTGGCACGCAATGAGGAAAAGCTCACCAGTGTGTTAAAGTCTCAAATAGAAGTGAGGACTCGTTTAGACTCTAAAATCAAGTGGGGTAAAAAATGGGAAACGATTAGCAGTGCCTTGCCCCTGACGACTTTGCTTGGCGGTAACCCCATGATGGGCGGTGCGGGCATGGTGGCATCTACCCTCTTTGGGGGTGGGGCAGGTTTGGCGACGATGGGAGCCTTGGGTTTAGCAGGCGGAGCGGTGGGGATGTTTAACGGAGCCGAAGGGCAAGCCTACCGCAGTAAAGACACCGCCTTGCGTTTGATGCAGAATACAGGCGGATTTAGTGATTCCATGCGTGGCACGATTTCCGATACCTTGCTTCGCACCAGTAGCATGAGCCTGATGCAGGAGCCTCAACTGATCGATGCCTTGCAGGTGTTGATTGCCAACGGTGTACAGACTCAAACGGCGTTAGCGATGTTGCCGACGCTGGCGAAGGCAAGCAAGGGCAGTGGGACGGATCCGCTGGATATGGCGGAACTGGCGACGGCGTTAAGTCTTCACATGGGCGTTAAGCCTCAAGACATAGGCAAAGCCCTAGATGTGCTTTCCACCGCAGGGAAGCTGGGAAGCTTTGAGTTGAACAACATGGCTCAATTCATGCCGAAGTTGGGTGCTATGTTTAAAGTAATGAACCTTGATCAAAAGAACCTTCCTGCGGTGGGGGCAATGCTCCAAGTCGCTAAAAAGGGAGCAGGTACACCTGAAGAAGCGGCTAACAACCTCTTCAACTTCCTGTCTAAGGCTTATTCAACTGAAACGCTAAACAAGTTCAGTAAAAAAGGCGTGGATGTGGTCGATTTAATCGCCAATCCGAAGAAATACTTCCCCAAAGCCGAATCGGGCTTAGAAGCCTTTATGATGAAGATCCGTGAAATGACGAAGAACGGCACAGATCTAAAGGTGATGAGTGCCTTGTTTGGCGATCAACAGGTGAAGAACTTCCTGATTCCTATGATGTCGAACTGGCAAGAGTACGAACGCATTAAAGAAAAGTCTAGCAAGGATTCCGCTGGGGCGATTGATCGTGATTTTAAGAATATCAGCCAAAGCAGTGAAGCGAGTACACAGCGACTGGGGTCGAGTTGGCACAAGTTTAGTACGCAAGTGTTAGTCGCTCTTAATCCGATCGGATCCAAACTCGCCGACCTAACGGCGGGTGCCTTAGATTTAATGACAAATGTGATTAAAGCAGGTACAAGACCTGCCACGGAAAAAGAAAAGAAAGGCATTCAAACCTTTGTCAAATCTTACACGCCCAAATCCACGAAGACAGGGGATGCCTTTTGGGATGAATCCACACCCTATTATAACCCCAATGTTGTGCCTCCTGCCAAGAGACAAAGCCCTGCTAAAAAAGCGAGTGCTGGCGGAGGTACGGTCGTGGTGCAGGTGGCAAGCCTGCCGAGTCGTCAGCAGTTGACCGCCTTTATGGATATGGCAAAGAATGCCACACAAGGCACGATGTCGGACATGCCTGAATATGCGTAGCTCCCCCGAACAAACGAGTTCAAAAAAACCGCTTGACTTTTCTAGCCCCATTTGCTTTAATAAACACATGGGCTTAGAAAACCCTCAAAAGTCAACTACAAAAAACAAACCTATTTTTAGGGTTTGGATGGATTCTGTCGCAAGGCAAAATCGCCCGTTGACTTTTCGGGTTTTCTACATCCAAGCCCTTTTTTACGTTGTGAATTCCCCTAGAAAAGGAAAAAAGTCAAATGAATAACGACCTCTACACCGCCACAGGCGGTGAGATGCCTCACGAACTGTTGGGGCAACATGAAGTGCATTTCGGCTACATTCGTGTCACCACGACCTACCCCCAAGGGGGGTCTGTGGTGCATGAATTTCCGAAAGAATACCGTTTGAATCTGCAACAAAAGAAGCAGATTCTACAGATTCTGCACGGAGCCGAACCCATGAAGCATGAGAAGGTGAAGCGTTTGGAACGCAAAGCCACGCATGCGGAGTTGGTGAAAAAGCGTGAAGCCGAAGCCAAGAAGCTCGAAGAAGATCGGGCGTGGCGGAAGAAGCTGATTTTTGAAGCACGCTTAAAAGAGTTAAATACCCCTAAGAATAAAGGAAACTAAGGTTATGATGAATCCGACTGTATTAGAAACAAAACCCCAAGTCCGCCCTGAAGACTTAAGAGCCTGTTTAGAAGTGTACAACGCCGAAGTGCCTAAAGGGGTACTGGCGTTAACCGCAGGCGTGGCGGTGTTTAAAAACCGTTTGGAATATGAAGTGGTGGGTTGGGGCGAACGCTTTGAAAGCTGGTCGATCGATTGGGGTGCCATTCATGGTGACCCCACGAATAAAAACATATGGGACATTTTGTATCAACGCTTGAACAAGGTCTACCAACATGAAGACGGCAAGCCTATGCCGATTGGTCGCACGTTTATCGACAGTGGCTTTTTGCCACGCCAAGTCTTAGCGTTTGTGCAAGACAAGGATGTCGATTCTAGCGTGTCGATGTGTAAAGTCGTTTATGGGGAACATCCGTTGGTCAGCTCTTTTTCTAACGACGAGCTGAACGATATGGACGAGCGTGAGGAGGCTCCGCTTTATTTTATAAGCCATGACCGAATCAAGTCTTTCTTTTACAAGCTCTTGAACAATAGGGACGTATACCCCTTCCATTTCAGGTACGGGATGAACAGTGACGCTTATTTTTCGTCCTTAACGTCACAACAATACATCAAGCTTGAGGGTGGTTGGTTTTGGGTGAATCAGCAAGGCAGAGACACCGATGCCTTAGATTTAAGACTCTTTGCACTAGCGGCATGGTGTGATTTTAAAGGCTATAAAGAAATAGAGCCTCCTGCGAAGAAGCCTGTCACGCTTGAAGACTTGAACAGGCGGTTAAGTGAAGTTGAAAAAGTCTTAGAAATAGCATCTAAGGCTTAAGCAACCCCAAGGGAGCCTTCATCGGCTCCCTTTTTGTTTGTGTTTCATAATTAAGGTATTGACAATATCCTAATTATGAATTATACTAAAAGCATATCCAGCACAGGAAAGACCGCCCATGCCCGAGTTTACCTTTAAGCAACTGAAAGCCGAATTGGAAGCCCTCGGCTTCACCGTCAAACAAGACGCCAGCGGACATTATCAAATCTATTGGAAACACCGTTGGGTGACTGCCTTTGCCACGACTCACGGCAAGAATGCCAAAAGAGGCATGGTGAAGATGCCTTATTACCGTAAAGTTCTTAAAACATGCCACGCTTTTTTAGCGAATAACCCATAAGGAACCTACTCATAATGAAACAAAGTGATATTTTAAAAACCCTTAAAACACGGTGGGACGAAGAAGGCGAATGCTTTGTCGCTGAAAGCGATTTGTGGGATGTGCATATTGGCTGTGGCGACACGAAAGAAGAAGCCATACAGATTTTTGGCGTAATGCTTGCGTCTCAATGGGAAGCCTTTGAACAAGGCAATCACTACATGAACCAAAAGGTGGGGCGACCTGCCTTAGGTCGTCAAAACTTGACGACTCGTTTATTTGCGGATGTCAAAGCGACCTTGAAGCTCCAAGCGAAAGAAGCAGGCGTTAGCGTCGGTGAACTCATTGAACGCATGACGATTGAGAAGTTTGGACTCACCCCCAAGTTCTAAATCCTTACGATTTATGCCCAAGAAATAAAGACAGTCCCCTTTTATACTTAAGGTATGAAAGGGGATTTTTCGCATGAGTCAAGACATTATGATGCAACTGGGCGACGTGCAGTTTACAATCAGCACCCTTGCCCTTGAATCCATGAGCCGCAGTAAAACGTACCGATACACCAGCCAAGACACGCTAGGAGCAGGTGTCGTTCACCAGTACATGGGGCGTGGCTTAGAAACCTATGCCGTTGATGCCGTATTGTTTGCCAAGGGCTTGCGGTCGGAGTTGGGTCGTGAAAATGACAACGGCGTGGATTTGGCTAAGCTAGATGCCTTGGCTGCTTCGGGCAAGCCTGCCCCCCTCTATGACGGCATGGGTAAGAACCACGGTAATTGGGTGATTCAAAGCATCGGCGAGTCGGGCGATCAATACACGCTTTCGGGTCAATTGCTCAAAACCAAAGTAAGGCTTGAATTAAGCCGAGTGGAGGGTAAATAATGACGGTACTTTACACGTCGCACGACGGCGACACGATCGACTTGATTTGCTTTCAGCATTACGGCAGTACGGATGCCGTTTTAACCGTGCTTGAAGCGAATCCCTTGATTGCCAATGCCCCTGCTGAATTGACGCAAGGGATGAAGATTACCCTGCCTGACTGGAAGGCTCCCAGTAATGAAGGGGAGGCGATTGTCTTATGGTAATGCGAACCCCTGCCTTTAAACTCGTCGTCAATGGTGAAGATGTCACTGAAAAACTAAAGCCTCTTTTTGTGGAACTTTCCGTCACCGATGATGCGAAAGACGAGTCGGATGCCTTGGAATTGGTTTTGGTGCGTCAGCCGACTTTAGTCATTCCGCATCGTGGGGCGATTCTTGAAGCTAGCATCGGCTTTCTTGAGTCGGGCTTGATTAAAGTCGGGCGGTATGTGGTGGATGAACGAGAAATCGACGAAGACAGTCGCTTGGTTGTCTTGCGATGCAAGGGGACTCCCCTCAATACAAATGCCAGCTATAAGCAAATGCAGAGCCAACGAACGCAAGCGTGGCAAGCAGGGACGCTAGGCGTTGTGCTTCAAAGCATCGCTAAGCGGAATGGCTTGAATGCGTCGATTAGTCCTTCCTTGGCAGGTATTCCCATGACGGCTTTTTATCAAAGGCAAGAAAGCGATCTGCACTTGGTGCAACGCTTGGCACGCACGAATCATGCCACGTTTAAAATTAATGGCGGCTCCCTCATTTTTCAAGCCCTTGGCTCATTGATTACGCCTACAGGTCAAAACCTGCCCCTTCATCGCTTTAATGCAAAAGAAGTCAGCAGTCTACAGTACAGCGACGGCGGACGTGGCGAAGGCGGTTCATGCGTGGCACGTTACCGTTCACGCACGCAAAAGAAAGCCGAAAGTATTATTGTTGGTTCGGGGGAGCCTGTGCGACGCTTAAAAACCGTCTTCCCCAGTTTGAGCCAAGCCCAACAGGCGGCATCAGCTCACTTGAATCAGACACAGAAATCAAGCCGACGCTTGAGCCTGAAACTCCCCTTAGGCGATACATCTATCTTTGCCTTGCACAAAGTCACGATTACAGGCACGACACCGCCGATTGCAGGGGTGACGTGGCAGATTATACGAGTCACCCATAATTTCGATTTAACCCAAGGGTTAACCACCCAATTAAACTGTGAAGGAGATTAAGATGTTACCCTTACCCGATTTAAATGAACTCTTTGACGGCGATGAGTTTGCTCAATCTATTGCTTGGGTGAAAGACGGCGAACCGCATGAAGCCCTTTGTATTTTACAGTCGCCTGAAATGTTGGTGCGTTTAGGTATTTTGACTTTAGAGGAAGCGGAGGCTGTGGCGATTATGCAGATGAGTGAGTCGCAAGGTCTCAAGCGTGATGATATTGTCACGATCCATGAGACGAATTACCGCATTACCCATGCCTTGCATGACGAGTTTGGTCTCGTTCGGTTTGGCTTGACGCTTAATCACGTCAACGATATTGCGACAGGTTCCAATACGGAAGAAGAGGAGGTCTTTGAATGGCAATAAGTGCCAAATTTAATAAAGCCCCCCTTGATCAATGGATTAAAAGCCTAGGGAGTGAAGCAGAAAAAGCCAAGCGTTTTGCCTTGAGTGATGCCACTCGTAGAGGGCGAAGCTTAGTACAAAAAGAACTCAAGGGGCTAGTGCCTGCTTCTGTGTTGAAAAAGCGGTTGTTGCAACGTATTCAAGCGTCTGAAGGCAAAGGCTCGGTTTTCTTGGGCTTAAACCCTGTGGATTTGGCTTATTTAAAGCCAACCCAAACCGCACGAGGTATCAAGGCAAACAAAGTTCAGTATGAAGGGGCGTTTTTCAAAAAGAACAGTCCTAAAAAAAGCGTCTACATGCGACTAGGCAATAGTCGATTGCCGATTATTAAAGTCAAGCAAGATATGCCTGTGACGGAATCAGAATCTTTAATGGATGGCGTTTTAGAACAGATGATTGCTTACTTTGTAAGCCGTTACGAGCATCACTTACACCGATTAGGAGCGATTTAAATGGATATTCCTGCCGTTAATTTACAGGACTTGCACACGGCGATTGCCGAAGCGTTGGCAACGGCTGTGCCTGCCTTAAAAACCATTAAGGCGGATTATACCTTTATAGACTTTGAAACGTGGCATGGACAAGACTTTCCCTTGCTGACGATTGAATGTAACCGCATGAACCCTGTAGCGGAACAAGGCGGTGGCGAGCAATTGCGTGTGCAGTTGGACTTTGAATTTCGAGTCGTCTTGATTGATGAAGGCAACGCCCAGCTCAAGGCACGAGGCTTGGCATTAAAGGTGGCTCAAGCGATTCACTTGAATCAGTTTGATCAACCCATTAAGCACTTTAAAATCGACGACATCACCACCGACTTTATGATGGACGATAAAAACCGAAAGTATGCGGTCATGCTCATTGAAGCCCACACGGAAGCCTTGGCAGGGATAAACATTTGGGAAGATCCGCTTACGGTGGAGTTTGAGCATATTTCTGCTTACGTTACCGTCAACGGAGCCAACCCTAGCACGGAGGTGATTCTTTAATGTTTAATCAGTATGCCCTTGCGGAAACGCAACGCCAGCAAGCCCAAAGCACGACAGCAGGCGAAGTGGTCGCCATTGATGCCACGACTGCTCGAGTGAAAGTCGACGACGGCGAATTGGTCACGGATTGGATTCCATGGGTGTCTCCTGCATGGGGAGCGGTGAAGGTGTGGAGCGTGCCAAGCATCGGCACACACTGCGTTTTAATCGTGCCTGATCACAATTGGGAACATGCCTTTGCCTTAGGCGGTGTTGTGGGGGCTTCGGGCGGAACCGCCAATCAGCACTACATCGATTTTGGCGACGGCACAAAGCTCATGTACAACACAAGCACCAAAGCCCTTACGGTGGATTCGACAGGTTCCCTTGCGGTGACCTGCCCATTGACGACGTGGCAAGGAAGTATTTCAATTCAAGGCAATTTAACAGTAAGTGGGGCTATTGTAGGAAGCACCGTCGCCGATGCCACAGGCACGATGGCAACAATGCGTAGCCAGTACAACAGCCACAACCACGGTGGGGCAGGAGCCACGCCTCCCATGTCTTAGTCTTAATTTAACGTCCGATGAAATCCCTATCATCATCCCCCGACGCATGAGCATCGGGGATTTTTTTGCGTATCGTTGCCCAAGAAACAAGGAGGGAGACTTGCTAAGCTGAACAGGTAAAAGCTTTGGAGGCTCCCCAATGGGTATGAATCGGCACGTCGGCACCAGCTTAAATATCCCCGACCACATCCGCCAAAGTGTGGGGCATATTCTCACCACGCCGTTAGGATCTCGGGTGATGAACCGTGCGTATGGCTCCCAGCTCTTTCAGCTTACGGATGCCCCTATGAATGCGTCCACCAAACTCAAGATGATTGCGGCATCGGCGGATGCCCTCGCTTTATGGGAACCACGCATTAGCGTCAAGCAGGTGTCTGTTAAGTCTGATGAAACAGGCAAGGCGACGATCGATGTGTCCGCCGAGATCTTAGCCAACGGTCAACCGATTAACATTCAAGGGGTGCAAGTACGCTAATGAGTGAGTTTACCGCCATTGATTTAAGCCAATTGCCAGCCCCCACCGTGGTGGAGCCTTTAGACTTTACGACAATTTTAAACGAGTCCTTGGTGTACTTACAAGCCCTTAATCCTGATTTGTTCACAGGTATTTTGCCGAGCGATCCTGCTTATTTGGTTTTGGAAACGATGGCGTATCGTGAGTTATTGCTAAGAAACCGCATCAATGAATCGGCGAAGCAGTGCATGCTCGCCTATGCCATTGGCTCAAACTTGGATCAGTTGGGAGCCTTTTACGGCGTTGAACGCTTTGTTTTAATCCCTGCGGATCCGTTAGCCTTTCCTCCTGTTGAGGCGGTGTTGGAAAGTGACGATAATTTTAGAGAGCGGATTCAGTTGTCTTTAGAAGGATTTAGCACCGCTGGAAGCGTGGGAGCCTATCGCTTCCATGCCCTAAGTGCTGATGCGGATGTGAAAGATGTGGGTATTACACAACCGACGGCAGGCACGGTGCAGGTATCGGTGCTTTCTCGTACAGGGTCAGGAACCGCAGGCACACCTTTATTGACGGCGGTGGAAAATGCCTTGAACGCCGAAAGTGTGCGTCCGTTTACGGATACCGTCGAAGTTGTTTCGGCTTCAATTTTAAACTATAGCGTGACGGCAGAGCTTACGTTATTTACGGGACCAGACATGGCGATTGTTTTAGAAACGGCTCAAGAGGCTTTAACGGCTTATGTGGATGCTCAACACAAAGTGGGGGCTACGGTGAGTTTGTCGGGGCTTTATGCTGCCTTGCATCAAGCAGGGGTCGAGTCTGTGAGTTTGACTGCTCCCACGGCGAACGTCGTGGCTTCCGCAACACAAGCCCCTTACTGCACGGCTATTTCTGTGACGGAGGCGGTTTAAGATGATGAGCCTGCTTCCTCCCAATCGTAGCCCTTTAGAAGTCGCCTTTGATCAACTCGGCGAAAAATGCACGAGCGTTTTCTTTGAGTTTACGACGCTTTGGAATCCTGCAACTTGCCCTGTGGCACTGTTACCATGGTTGGCGTGGGGCTTTAGCTTAGATTATTGGAACCCCCTAGCGAGCGATGAAGTGAAGCGTTTGGCGATTGCCAATTCGATTGAAACGCATCGCCGAAAAGGCACGGTGCTTTCGGTGCGTTTGGCGTTGGAAAGTTTGGGCTGGGGAACCGTGAAAATCTGCAAAACAGGTATTGACGATTTCCCCGATTACGACATCGTCGTCGATGAAGGGGTTGGCGATGCCTTTTGTGACGGTTCGATTTATGCAGACGGCACGTATGACTGCGGAAGTTCAGACTCTTTCGCCAAATATAACATCAAATTGAATCGTGCGATTAGCATTCAGCAGTCTTACGATATTCGGCAACTGCTTAAATTGGTTACCCCTGCTCGATGTGTGTTGAATGAAATTAGCTTTGTGCAGGCATCCAATATCTGTGATGGTTCAATTGTAGCAGACGGTACTTTTACCGCAGGAGTAGTGTAATATGGCAAACTTGACGTTGACCAATACGTTTAGCCCCGATGTCTATCGCATCGAAACGACCGACCCTGTGCTTGGTGGGGAAACGGCGGTTTTAAACAAAGCCGCCGTAAGATTAGGGAGCAATGATGTTTACTTAAAGAAAGTGGCGGAACAAGTCCAGTATGTGATTGAACAGGCTGGATTGACCTTTAACAATGCGACCAACACGCAATTATTGACGGCAATTGTCACGAGCATTGTCAGCAATACCGTTTTCCCAAACGGATACTTAAACGCCCCTGTTCCCACCTACGATTCAGCTCAACCCAAGCGAGTCAACTTCAACGGAGCCTTGAACGCAAGAACTCAAGACAACACAGCGAACATCACGCTTGCCAGTGCGAGCCGAAACCTTGACCTTGCCACCAACGGAGCCAACGGACTTGCTGACGGCTTAACCGTTGCCAACAACACATGGTACTACGTCTACGCCTATTCAGGCGGTTATGTTGCTTCCACCACCAACGGAGCCAGTACCTTGACGATCGGCGGAACGTCACAAAAGGTCGTGCAGTTGCCTTTGACGTTGAGAACCGACGGCTCAGCAAACATCTTGCCGTTTTACATGGAAGCATGGAGAGGTAAGAGTTCACGCCTGCGTTATGCCACCACTTTAAATGGCACGACCACAGGATTGACAGGCACGACTACTTTGGTCGGGCTAGTTTCTAGTGGGACTTATGCCGCATTTTCGCTGAGTTCTTTTGTACCTCCACTATCCACAACAGCGACCCTGTTTGGTGCCGCAAGAGGAACAGGTGCTTTCTTGTTCCGCCCAACAGGTGGAACGCTGGAGTATGTCTTTGACATTATAAATGGAGGGCATTCGAGAGAGTTTCAAGTGCTTACAAATGCCAGTCAAAGTATTGACGCACGAGTCACAATCAACGGATTTGATATAGCTGTTACAGGATATTCAATCAACTTATAAAGGATTTCATTATGCCGTTTTACGCATTCACTAATTTCAATGAAGAAAACGCCACCTACACAGGCTTTCGCATGGTGGAAGCAGACTGGGAGTTAGGCGACAATGAGACGATGGTTGAGGCGGATTCCCTCGACGGCTTTTGGGAAGCCGTACCCACCTTGCCTAAGTCACCCCTTCAAAAGCGTGATGAACTCATCGCCTTTATGCTTCAACTGCCCCAAGAAGTGCGAACGGCGTTCTTGCCGATTTCGACACTGGTTTACGTTGCCTTGGGTGGGGGCGATTTAGAATCGGCGATCGATGTGGTTGACGGTGTCGATGTGACAGGCGACGCCAACAAAGAAGCCCTTAAATCCGCCATACTCGCCATTTTAAACAGTTAGGAGGTTTTTTAAGATGCAAGATTTACAAAACCTATTCACGCCTGATGTCATGATTTTTATGATCGTCGGTAATGTCTTTAGCAATGCGTTAATGGTGTGTGTCGTTGCTTTTTTGTTTTGGTTGCTCAAGCCCAGTATCGGCGATTTCTTAAAATCTTTGATTCAAAGCATTGAGAATACGATTAAACTTCTTCAAGACTTTAAACATTCCATTGATGAACTTAAAGATGTGGTTCACGAGATGTCAACTTCTATCGACAGCTTGAATACCCGAATGAGAAACCTTGAAGCGTCTGTCAGCAATAAAGAAGGAGCCTTACGCTAATGGAGCTAAAGTATATCTGCTTACATTGGACGGCTGGCGGATTAAGCCCCAACGCTAGCGACAAAAAGCATTATCACTTCAGTGTTGATTCCAAAGGGGTTGTGCATGCTGGCAGATATAAGCCTGAAGCCAACGGCAAGCAACTTTCCAACCGTGACAAGTACGCTGCCCATTGT